AGTGAAGACGACGCGGCAAAGGCCGCACCTCCTAGGTTTGGCTCCCCCCTTTTGTCTGCATAGAGCAGCAAAAGACCCGCTCGCCTTAGCAAGCAGGGCCCATCCCGAGTTTGATGTCGACGACTCGGGGGCGTCCAGAACGTCGTAAGTGATCGGATGAGGTGGCAATCTCACCCAACGGATTGCTCGAGGAAAAAGAGCCTCCGTTCAAGGATCTTCTTTCAAGTTGATCCAGGCACTTACGCAAGGCCGGCCAGTCCGAAATCTCATTGACTGGGATTACGGGCCGTATTCGCCATCCCTTTACCATGGGGATGTCGTTTCTTAGTGTCGTACCTGTGAGTACAGGACGATAACTAAGCCGACCAAGTACAGGAGATGTCTCTTCAACGAACGGAAAGTGCTTGAGTAGTTTGAGCACTTTACGATCAAGAAGATCCACCGGTTCTTCAAAACCAGCCCGAAAGAGTTGGTTCCTGAGTGATACCAGTGAAACGATCTCCTGGACGTCCTTCCGTGACGAGGGAAAAACTCGACGGCAACGGACAACTGAAACGTCTGTTCCATCGTAGTACTCCTTCCCGCAAGACTCCCGGAACTTGCCATTCCAGAAGGACTTGCGTTCGTTCACTTTGAGACCGAAGTACTCAAGGGAACGCGTCACGGAGCGCACATGGTCAACGGGGACGATGATATCGTCACCGTAGACACGCACCCTACCAGCGTAGAGGTTTATATCTGCGCTGGTCAAGTAACGTCCTAAGTCCGCTTGGATCCCAACGAAGATGGCCGTTAAAAAGACCATAGCTTCAATTGGGAAACAGAGGGCTGAACCCATAGACGCAAACTTGGAGAGAGAAATGACTTCCCCTCCAGGTAGGAGAGCGCTAGAACTCCGACTAGCCATAACGGCGTCATGGAAATGACAATGTTTGGATAGAAGGAGGGAAACGATCTCATGAGATACTCTATCGGAAGCTTCACTCAAGTCGAGTGTTGCAAGATCTTGAGAGACAGATCCCTGGTGAGCCAGGCGTTGGTTAGGCGCCTGATCATCCAGTCCGATAAAGAGACTGAGCTTACTACGCTCAATCTCCTCTACGATCAAGCGGAGAACCGCCTGCTGTGCATATTGCATCGCAGTCGGCTCAATCGCAATGATCCTAGGAGTTTTCATCGTCTTAGGAACGAAAGTGACCCTAACGGGTCTCTCTCGCCCGGGTTCGACGAAGTCCACCTGTTCCAGTTGATCCCAGAAGGACCAATTGGGTAGAACCATCTCTCCGTAAGGAAAGTACGGTTCAAGGCGGCACGGCCATTGCATCTGGACGTACTTCTGATTCCCAACTAGAGAGTCAGCCGTAGCGCCAGGACCATGCTTTGGCAACATGTCTCCTTGAAAGATCCGAAGATCG